GGGCATGATCGCCCCTTATGGTGTGTGAGTCACACAGCATGACAAACACACCATATAGTGCAATCCTTGTCAAGTGGTATGATAGGACTAACTCAAGCTCCTAATTGCGAGGCTGGATCGATATCTATAGGGGGATCGATAGGCCAAACGATCTTGTCGTTACGCTCAACTATCCTGTAATTTCCCCTTGGCCTATTCGCTAGGCAGGCATCATAAGCCTCCCTAGCATCTTCTAGCGTTAGGTATGGGCTGCTATCATACCAACACAAGTCTACCGAACGATACTGCAGCCAGTATTTGCACTCTATTTGCATCTATTATCCTTTCCCGTTCATTCGTTAGGGGATAATCGACTAGCCGGTTTTCATCTTGTCGGGCACCTCCGTTCGTTTCGACAATCATCACAATACAGCGCTGTGTGAGTCACACAACAGCGAATCTCGCATAGCTGATATGCGATTTTGCATAGCCAAGAATCGATCTCTTGTAGCGCAGTCGCGATTTACTGAGTTTTTACTAATTCTATCGATCGATCTACTGTAGCGCACGAGCGATCTACTCTAATCACTGTTTTAATACTATGCGATTTCTTGTAGCGCCCAATCGATTTACTGTAGACACGACTCTATTCCTATGCAACCTCTGGTAGCGCTCGATTGACCTCTGGTGAAACATATCCTACGACCTCTGTTTCTCTCTTGGTCAACTGCACTCGCCGTAAAGGCGCGATAGTTGTCCATTGCTATCATCACTCCGAGTCATTTCGCTATGCGTGAACTGTGTGACTCACACGCTTGACTTATAGTGATAGCATTTCGTTGTATTCCTATGCACTGATAGCAGAGCGATCCGCTAGGCTAGCGCTATTATTACTCTTAGCAACGTGACTATGCCTGATAGTGAAACACATTCACACTGCGTGACGTACGCGCCTTTTGACGGCGAGTGAATATAACTAACTCAACTACAACCCCGGGTAGTGCCCCCTTGTTCACAAATAGGTATGATGGTGGGGTTGACTTGCAGGGGGGCCGACGAAGGAGGACAGGCCGCACCACGTTATTGCTATTGTAACTATTGTCGTCGTTATGGGACACGGACAACTGTGTGACTCACACGATATGTATCGGTATGTATAGGAATCGTGGTCATAATGGGACAGTATCCGCGCCTTCGGCGATTAGGATACGGGCCCAAGAGGAAAAGCGGCGGTTTTGGAGATGCACGCAGGTATAATATCAGGAGTTTTGGGTCCTGAGACGATAAAATCGGAAAAGAGGTACCATGATAAGTGTCGGATACCCGACATTGTCACAATTTTGACACAAAATGATCACGAAAATGTCATTTGACTGTGTGAGTCACACAGGCTATACTGATTCCACTGTGCAGGGACGTAATTGCCCCGGTTAACCCATCGCAAGGTCGGTTAGCCGGGGCTTTCTGTGTCATAAACTCGGCATGACATAGTCTTCGGGAGGGTAGAACCACACGCGGCGATTGATCATGTCGATTGTGAAGGTTCCGCGGCGGTTTGAATTGATTCGATTGATGTATTCGCGCAGTAATTCATTGGTTTTGTAAATTTCCAGGTCGATATAGAGGCGATTTCCACTCATTTTAAAGGGGATGTATGACATGGGTGCGCTCTTTGTCGGTTTGGGTTATGTTTTCGGTGTGTGGTTAGAAGGGTATCACGAAGTGAGACCTGTGTCAAGTAGTATTTTTCTATATGGTTCATCTGTGTGAGTCACACGGACAAGTTGACATGGTTTGTGCAATGGTATAAGATTGTGGGATGCCGCAGGTTCGTTGGGTTTCCTCGCGGCAGTTGACGATCCTCCCATGGGACGAACGCTGGTAGCACTCCCGGCGTAACGTCTCTCGTCGACGGCGGGTCGTGTCTTCTTGTCGGGACACGGCCCGTCCCCACCGTGTGAGTCACACAGAGGAGATGGTTATGCCTTTCAACAATTCATCGGCCGTCGTCAAAGGCGGATTCTTCGAAGTGAATGGTGGTGGTCCGTTGACTCCGATCAGCGGTCGTAGTGCCGCGCGTCGTCGTGTTGCGCAATGGATGAGTAAGAAAGGTACGTTCGCGATGCGCGAAGACTTGCGCACGTTGGATGGTGCCGTTCCAGGTACGACGGCAACGAAGACGTACACGCAGATTCAGAACAGCACTGAGCTTGGCGGTAGGCGCACGATCGAGACTGTGAACTTGATCAACCGCGCCACGACTGCGCAGGATGTTACCGATACGAAGGCCGATCTACTTTCATTGTCGGCGCGCACGACCAAGGCGGCGCAGACGAATCTCAATCGCAATCCGCTTGGTTCGCCAGGCTTACTCTAGGGTCCGACCTCAAGCCTAGAGTGGGGGCGGGTGATAGGGATTCAGCCTCCGGTCACCCGCCACAACTTGGAGTTGTGTGATGCCTGCTGCTAAGAAAATTACGAAGAACGGTACGAAGCCTGCGCCCGTTGCTAAGAAGAGGGAATTGGCTAGACCGGGCGATCCATATGTCGCGCCGGACAAGTCTGTGATTCCGCCAGAGCCATTGAGTCGTACGCCAGCGATAGATGTGAATACAAAGATTGAGCCTAAGGATTTTAAACCCAGTGCCCGCCGCACGTTGAAGGACCTGCCCGCTGATGTGAGGATGGTCAATGCGTGCTCTTGTATATTTATGTATACGCTTATGGGCATTGGCGATCGACAGATTTCTGAGGCTCTTAAGATTTCAATCACCCAGGTCAATCAGATTAGAGAACATTCGGCGTATGCGGAATGTTTTAACCTCGTCGTTGGGGAATTCATCAACGCGAATTCAGATCACATACAGGCACGAATTGCTGCGTATTCGCATGGCGCGCTTAGCCAGACTGCGTCGATCGCGTTTGCGGGTGAGAAAGAGAATAACAAATTGAAAGCCAGTCTTGAATTGTTGAACATGGCTGGGTTCAGCAAGAAGGATGTCGCTGGCAAAGGTGATGCGCTTATGAACGAATTGCGTATCATTGTTGTGAACGATGAGGGTGCCGTCAATGTCAATGTGGGAATGAACGGTGCTGAGTAGAACATACTGGACTTGTCTGTTGCCGCCTAGGCATGACGGTCCGTGTGTTAGTGGTTACAGGTGGACGTGTGAATCACACAGGAGAAAGTCATGGCAATCGTACCTGATAAGTCTGGCAATGGCTCTGGTTCGTTGATGCCGAACGGTGTCGACCAGAGATTCTGTACACCTAGTAGGACAAATGCTGGCGATCCAAACTCGGTGGGTCCTCTGACGCCGGCGTTCCTTGGCGAACGTGTATGGGATTCCACGAATCATAAGATGTGGGAGGCTCAACAGCTGACCACTGCCGGATGGCAGGAAGTTCTCGATACGAAACAATCAGGTGCGTAATGGAGGTAGGCTTTAAGAGATATGTCCGTACAAATGTAGCAGAGATGACGCCTTATCATCGGGGGTTGTCTCTGAAAGACGTTAGCATTGCGGAGGTGGATCGAAAGAATGGATCGCCAAAGGAAGGTGATATGATCGCACGCAATCCGCAGAATCATGCCGATAAATGGCTGGTTGCGGCGAAGTATTTCAAGGACAATTTTAGGGAAGCCTGATGCCAAGTTATAAGCTGAAGCGCGGTTCAGTTCAGGCAGGTTTCCAGGACAGCCGCGCAAAGATTGAGATATTTGGTGGGGCTTACGGTAATGGTAAGTCCACGGGAATGATTGTTAAAGGGTTGAAAGTTTGCAAGTTGTATCCCGGCAGTCTTGGTTTGATGGGTCGGTCGACGTATCCTAGGTTGAATGACACGTTGCGTCGCGACTTTTTTAAGTGGTGTCCCAGGAATTGGATTAAGCGTCGTCCTACGAAGGATGATAACACTTGCGTTTTGCAGGATGGCACGACCATTCATTTTCGGTACATTAGTCAGAAAGGAAAGAAGGCCGAGGATGGCAATACGGTCTCGAACCTTCTATCAGCATCATATGATTGGGCCATTGTTGATCAGATTGAAGATCCAGAGATTACCCATAAAGATTTCCTCGATATCCTTGGTCGTTTGCGCGGAAGCACGCCTTTTCGTGAAGTTGAAGGGATGTCTGAAGAGGATATAATGAGTTGGCCTGCGTCCGGGCCGCGCATGTTGTTCGTTGGTTGCAATCCGACGCGCAATTGGGTTTATCGTGAGTTAATTGCTCCACTGAAGTTGTGGAAAGACAAAGGAATCATGACTGAAAAGTTGCTCGTTGATAAGGAAACGATGCAGCCTATTATGGAATTATTCGAGAGCGATGTTTACGCTAATAAAGACAATCTCGATCCGGATTATATCAAGACGCTCGAGACTTCGTACAAAGGACAGATGTTTGATCGTTATGTAATGGGCAAGTGGGTTGCCTATGAAGGATTGGTGCATCCTGGTTTTGATCCGGCAATTCATTTTTTGTCACGTCAAGACATTATGGATTATCTCGTCGAGTTGAAACAAAATCATGTGGAGGTTCGTGCACTCGAGGGTTACGATTTTGGAAACACATCGCCGAGTTGTTACGTCTTGGCATTCGTCGATAACTGGGGACGTGTAATCATTATTGACGGATTCTACTTGCCAGATTTTAATTATCAGCATCAGCCAGCGAAGGTTAACGAGATTCGGTTGAAGTACATGGGATTGATTAATTTTGAAGATCCTATTATTGCAGATCCAGATATTTTCAGGAAGAAAGTTGTCGCGCATCGTGATACAGGCACGTCAATTGCGAAGCTTCTGACCGAGGGCGGCTTGGATTTGCGTCCAGGATTTAATGATATCGTATCAGGTATTGCCAAGGTCAACGCATATCTATCGGACAAGGTCGGTTGCAGACATTTGTTGACTGGGGAACCTGATGGACCTATGCTGTATGTCTGCGACGATCTTACGTGGTACGAGAGCGAGATCACTAACTATTACTGGAAAAAGAATCCGTTCGGCGAGAAAATCGACGAGCCTCAAGACACGAATGATCACGCGATGAATACGACTAAGTATCTGTTGTCGTTCTTGCCCGAACCTGCTGACGTTGTCATCCCGACGAAGCTCCTTCCGCCGGACTGGATGTTCTGGCGAGAGATGGAGCCTGAAGAGTATACGGCGTCGATCAATCGCCGGTACCAGTAACGTGTGAGTCACACAATGCCGTGGGTTCCAGACGAGTTCTTAAAGCTTTATCGTGACCTTAATGCGTCGATGGCCACGGTCGTTCAGGGTATACAAAACATTGAACGGCATACGAGACGCTTAGAGAGAAGGATGGACGAAATGGCGAAGTCAAATCAAGACGTTATCAGCGAGGTGCGCCAAATTCGTGGCTTCGTTGCCAGTCTCAAGGCGGCATTCGACGGCCTGCAGACGCGGATCACCGATCTTCTGAAGGACGGTGAAGTCGACGATGCGGTTGTCGCCGAAGTCGATACCGCGTTCAACGAGGCGAAGGATGCGGCAGCTGCGATCGGACAGGCCGTTGTCACCAATCCGACGACGTCTGATCCCGTGCCGCCCCCGCTTCCGCCCGGTGCTTAAGCGCGTGTGATTCACACAGGAGAGTGTTATGACAGATGCCCGCCTCCTCGCAGCAAAAGCCATTATCGATTTCGAAGCGCGACGCGACAAGCAAGGTCACCTGATGGTGTATGCGTTGCCGCCCAACGATGGTGGTGGTCGTTTCGAGGTGGCGGGTATTAATGAGCGTTACAACCCGGCCGAGTGTGCGCATCTCGTCGAGTTGATTGGAGCGAAGAAATTTGCCGAGGCAGAGACTTATGCGCAAGAAGTTATTGCGCGTGATACGGACGGGGCTGAGAGATGGCACACCGATCCTGGTGTTCAATTCTTTTTGCGTGACAGTATATTCAATCGTGGGCTGCACGGCGCAGCGCGTATCCTTCAGCGTGCTGTGAAAGTGAAGGATGATGGCATTGTGGGACCGATCACGAGGGCTGCTATTGCGAAGATCGATCCCGATGACTTGCTCGATGCGTTGCGAGCAGCGCGCGAAGACTATGAAAGGCACGTAGTCGGCTTTCGTGCGAATTTCTGGAAGGGGCTGGTGCATCGATGGGACAACGCACTCAAAGTTGCACAAAAAATGGACGTGAATACTAACGTAGCATGAAGGAGGGTTGAATGGCGAACGGTTCCACGGCACCTGCGCTGTCGATACAAACACAACAACTGATCGCGCAGGTCATATCGATTGCTGGCATGTTGGCAGTCGGCTTCGGCTTTATGACGTCGGAGCAAGTTGCTGGACTGACGACGAATATTCTGGCGGTTATCGGTCCACTGATGACGATCGGCGGGCTTGCGTATTCGCTGTTCACGGCGCGCAAGAATGCCGTCGTTACAGCGGTTGCAGCGCTTCCTGAAGTTCGAGCCGTCGTTACTGAGAATACGCCAGACGGTCGTACCTTGGCGCATTCGGACAATACGCCGTCCAACGTCGTTGTCGGTCAGCCTCCGGGTTCGTCAGTGCCTCCAGCGCCGGCGCATCCGTGACCTACGTCAAGATCATACTGGCGCTGTTCCAGATCATCGAGGCAATTCTCGATTGGTCTAAGGAACAGCGCTTTAAACAGGAGGGTGCTGATGAAGAAATCGCCAAGGCAGCTATTCGCACTCTCCAGAAAACTGAATATGCCAAGCGCATGCTTACTCAGGCTCACAGCATGTCTGAGTCTGACATTCTTGTCTACTTGCAGTCACTTGAGCCCGCTGGTAACGGACAGCTTCTGTCAGACGTATCAGCCCCTAATCCAACAAAAGGGTGACGCAGCGATTAAAGTGCCTAAAGCGGTTTTAGATCGTATTTATGCCAATGAGAAAACTTACCGAGACAACTGTGTGAGTCACACAAATGGCAACTGAGGACCTATACGATCTTTTCGATATCGATGAGGCTCTCAAGCCAGTTAAGGTTAAAGAGAAGCCGCAGCCGCTTTATCAAATTTACGAGGGTAGCCGAATTGCGGTTGGCAAGGCCCTTGGCAAGATGTGTCAGCGAAAGGTCGAGGCAGCCAAAAAGGCGTATGAGCATATTTATAACATTTGGGAAGAAGTTTTTCGCTATTACAATCATGATCAATCGCGTACCCAGAACACTCCGCGTGGCGTTTTCAAGCGCGGAGACGGTACTGAGAATATCGTTTTCAGCAATCTGAACGTTATGTTGCCTGCGGTCTATAGCAAAGACCCAGACATCACTTGTTCAACTAGCGATGAGACAGATGAGCCATTCCTGCGCACATTGGCTGCGCTGATCAATGGCCTTTTCAAGCGCAAGGACGGTTTGAACGCAAAGCCGCACATTAAGAAGGCGGCCGGGATGGGGCTGCTTACGAACTGCGGTATCATCAAGCTGAATTTTACACGCAAGAGTGATTCCAAAGAATTGGCGCTTCAGGAAATGGAGCGCATGACCCAACAACTTGCGAAGTGCGAGACGCAGGAGGAAGTCGATGAAATCTATGGTGAATTTGAGGCGTTGGAACGCAATATGGAGGTGCTTGAACCATCTGGGTTCAGTCTCGGTAATACCCTGCCACACAATCTCGTTGTCGATCCATATGCCGAGGAACCCGACGGGATGGATGCCCGCTGGATGGCGGAACGTGTCTTCTTTCAGACCAACTACCTCACAGCGCGATTTACGAAACCCGAAGACGATGAGGAAGAAGAAGACGACGATGGTTACGCCAATACAAATCGTGTCCTTATTTACAAGCCGACACATAAGGCGAGGTTCGTCACCGGAGAGGGAGGAAACCGCGACGATGGCGTCGGTCTTGTTATGGAGGCGATCAATGCCCGTGACAGCGTACCGACGAGCAATACGGAAGACGAACGTACGGCTTATATCAACATGTATTATACCGAGTGTTGGTACTTCTGGGACAAGGCTACGCGACGTCTGCTCTTATTCAGCGCTCAGGACTGGTCCTGGCCTATCTGGGTATGGGATGATCCACTTGGGATAACGCGATTCTTTCCGTACTTCATCATGGCATTCGTGATGAGCACTGGGGGGACCATCAGTGCCGGCGAAACTGCGTACGTATTGGATCAGCAGGACGAAATTAACGATATCGCTCGACAACAAGCACGTATACGCCGTTCGATCTTCGATTTTTTCTTTTATAATACGGACAAAATCAAAAAGGATGAAGCTGAAAAGTTTGTCAAGGCGCTACGTGGCCAGACCCAAGGTGGCAAGCATGCTATTGGAATTGCAGCTGGAGAACTCGATATTTCCAAGTGTATCGAGGCGATGGCGCCACCGTCTGCACATTACGAGAAACTATTCGACAAGGAGCCAGTCTTAGCGTCGGTCAATCGAATCACGAACACCAGCGATGCGTTGCGTGGTGTGCAGTTCAAGACAAATACGACCGAGGACGCTGTTCAGTCCTACATGGAATCGTTAAAGCTCAGCGTCGGCGCAAAAGTCGATGTTGTGGAAGATACCGTCGCTGATGTGGCTCGATCAGTTGCCGAAATCGCTGTGCAATTCCTGGATGAGGAGGAAGTTGCTGGCATTATCGGTGAGAGTCTTGCGCAGAACTGGCAGAATATGACTGTCGAAGACTTCCGAGCGAATTACAATGTCAATATCATTGCCGGCAGTATGGAGAAGCCGAATAGTATCTTTAAGAAGAAGGAGGCGGTTGAGATTTGTCAGGCAGTCGGTCAATTTGCACAGGCTGCACCGGGCACAACACTCAGAATCATGCTCAAGGTATTGTCCAATGCGTTTACGGACGTGAATATCAAGCCCGAGGATTGGGCAGCGCTTGACGCCGAGATCAAGGCAAATCTTGCTCGTGGCGTTAGTGACGGTTCGTCTCCTGGAGGAGGTGGCGCGTCGCAACAAGGAGGAGCACCGCAGGACGGTGGAGGTGATTTACGGGCTCAAGCACAAAGTCTGCCCCCGGAAATCAAACAGAAAATCGTGCAGATGAAAAACTCAGGGGCGTCGCCTGAACAACTTAAGGCGGCGATCCTGCAGGCTGTCCAGCAACAAAGCAACTCCGGTCAGCAGCAACAACAGCCGCAGCCCGGTAGTCCTCAGCAAAGGAGTATAGCAAATGGCGCCGCGTGATCTGATGAATTCGACTGCGATGGATACAGTTTTCGGCAACCTGGGAATGGACTCCCAAGATTTGGGGATGACCGATGACGACTTTGGTGATGATATTGGTGGCGACGGCGATCCTGGTGGTGATGACCTGCAAGCGGGAGAAGAGCAGGATGACTTCGGTCAGGATGATGCAGGAGAAAACGATGATCCGTTTGCGATCGATGACGGATTCGAAGACGGACAACAACAACAGCGCCGTGTGACTCACACACCGGATCGCCGCCAGCAGCAGCGTCAGCCGCAACGTCAGGCACAAGACCAGCAGGGTGCTCGCAAATTCCGGCCTGATGCGAAAGGTAACATCGTTAACGGCAAAGGCGAAATCGTTGCGCGTGCAGGCAAAGAAGCTCGCATTTTCATGTCCGGTGAGAAGCACCGCAAGACTGCCGAGCGCTCCCAAGTACAGTTGCGTGAGACTGCTGGGCGCTTGAACAGAATCACGCAGATTGCGGAGCGCCTTTATAACGATAACAATTCGTATAAGGCTGAGCGTCAGGCGTTCGAGAAGCTCGGCTTGAAGGCGGAAGATCAAGTTTCTGCTATGCAGTTGTACACGCAGTTAACAAAGAACCCGAAAGAGACACTCACGAAGTTGTTGACACGTGCAGCGGCAAATGGTATAACTCTAGATGCGAACAACTCCAATGCCAACAACAACCAACTCCCTGCTGGTATTGCTGACATTGTGAAGGAAGTTCTCGGTGAGAAGCTGAAGCCCATCGAGACCTTCGTAACCGCCCAACAGGCTCGCGAGGCTGCTCAACAGCGCGCGCAGCAGGATCGGGTGGCTGTGCAGTCCGAAGTTGAAGGTTGGTTTGCACAGAACCCTGCGGCTCGGCCCCATGCCCAGGTGTTTCAAAGGGTGTTGCGTAACCCACAATTCGCCAACATGTCGTTGGGGGAAATCTGGGCACGTATTCAATTGAACCATGCGCGCAACCCTCAGAACGGTCGTCGCATGCGGGATTCTATGAACGGCAACCGTCGTTCCACCTCCCGACATCGGGGGAGTCCACCAAGCGGTCGCGGAATGCCTCCTCAGGGTACCTCTGAGATGGCTGACGTTAACGCGTCATGGGACTCGATCGTCCGCGACGTACTCGATGCAAACGGCGTTGTGTGATTCACACAGGGAGATTTGGACTATGGCAGCCTTAGATACCGTTATCCACGCCATGCTTGAGCGTAGCCGTGCTAAGCTCATTATGGCGTCGGCGATATCCGGTTCGGTGAGCGCGTACCTTCATGCGAAGAAACGCGTTGTCATCGAAGACGGTGGCCCTGAGATCGGCAATCCGCTGATCAACAGCCTCAACCCGAACGTCACCTCGATGCAGTATTACGATCAGGTGCCGATCGATCAGACGAGCGAATTCATCACCGTGAGCTATTCGATGAGTCGCGTCGTCGGGAGCTTGATCATCTCCGATCAGGAAGAAGACGAGAACCAGGGTCGTGCAGTGATCTTCAAGATCCTCAAAGGCAAGATGATGGCCCTGGAGGAGTCCATTGCGCGTCAGTTTGCTGCGTATCATACGGCCGTTGGCACAGGCACCGATCCGAATGGTCTCGGCAACTTGATTCCAGCGGACCCGACAACCGGCACCATCGGCGGCATTTCGCTTGCTACCGAGGGTCAATGGCGTCCGTCATCGTACGATTTCGACGGTTCGCTGAATCCGGAGAACATCGAGGAAGCGTTCGACGACATTCTCGAGCTCGACCTGAACCGTGGCCAGACCACGAACTCCGAGACGAAGGAGAAGCCGACTTGCATCTTCGCCGGTCGGAACATCTATCGCATGCACAAGGCCGCGGCTCGTGACAAGACCACGATCCAACTCGGTGAGACCGGCTTCGGCAAGAAGCTGATCAATCTCGGCATCGTCGGCACAACGCACAATGGCGTGCCGCTCATGTTCGATGAGAAGTTGGCTGCGAACGACGCCTACTTCATCAACGATTCGTATCTGACTCTGCACATTCTGCGCGGCGTCAATATGAAGATCAAGCAACTTGTCGCGCCATGGGATACCGACGCGATCGGCCGCCGCACCGTTTGGGAAGGTCAGTTGTGCTCCTGGAGGAATTACAGGACCCACGCGTACCTCACCAACACCTAACCGCTGTGTGACTCACACGGCTCTCTAAGGAGACAGGTTATGTATATTGCACCGAAGATGGCTGGTACCAGGCTTTCGTATGTCGTGGTCAAGTTGGAAGGTACGTTGCAGCGGGACGTTATCACTCCTGTACGTACGAAGAACCGCCACGACGGTAAGCCCGGTATGCTTACACTCAAGCGAGTCACAAAGGCTGTTCCGGCAGGTTGGCTCGTATACTTTCCGAAGGGACACGTGGTTCGTATCAAGGACTCTGAGCACTTGGAACACTACGGCCTCGATCGCAAGCCGCAGTGGATCAACTTGAAGGGTCTACACAATCCTGAGAGCGCCCTGGGCAAGATGATGAACGCCCAGGACGATGCAGCCCGCAAGCATGCCTATCAGGATATGGAGCAGGCCGTGATGCAATTGGCGATTGCCAAGAGCGGCCCGGTCATCATGCCGGAGCAAGTCAAGGCCGTTCGCTTCATCGAGGCGGGAGACTACACTACGCCGGCGTCCTAATCAACTATCTACCGTCCAACAGAAACAGGAGATAGGTTATGGTTGCTCGAACTCGTACGTCGCTGTTCCGCGGCGTCAATGAATACGTTCCCGCTATGTCGTACTCTGGGGACTTGATGGTGGGAGCGCCGAAAGCGTTCTCGCTTGGCAAACCTGCCGCTGCGGCTGCTTCGGCTATTTCGGCCAATGCCGGAGCGGCGAATGCGACTACAACGTACATACTGAATTTCGAGATGGATTCTCCGTACGGCCGCGGTCTCCGTGTCGATTTCAGTGGTGTTCCTGGTACTAACGCCGTAGTCCGTTTGATGGGCGAGGACTATCTCGGTCAGCCAATCTCGAGAGACTTCACGGGAGCGGCTGCTGCGACTACTACGACACCGGGCGGCCTCATCTTCTGGAAGCGTATCACAGCGGCT